TATACGATCTTCATCTCTTGCTCTACGCATTTCAGTAGCATAATAACTTCCTTCTTGAAAAATTTGAAACGCTCCCATCCAAATATGCTCATATTGATCAGGTCGTTTTTCTTTATCTTCTAGTCTAGTCTGTTCCAGCACGTCAGGAAACCACGGGTTATCTGTGTAGTTCAGTTGAACGATCTTGCAATCTTTAGGTGGATTCTCTCTAAATCTTTCGTGTGTTGCGCTGTACTTTGACTCAGGGTTATATGTAATCCACACTTCACTATCTACTTCTCGAACAGATGGCAACAATATATTCCATGCGCGGCCACTTACTTGCTCGGCTTCATCTACAAAAGCTAATAATATTCTTGCTTTTGATTTGATTGACTCTAGTGATCTTCTAAGACCTGCGAATGTATAAGTTATGTTTCCATCACGTGATCTAATAAATTTTTCGCCGCATTCGTAATATTCAGATAACCACGGAACAGAATTAATTGCTGACTTGATCTCCTCTAATGAAGAATCGTTTAGCGAGTTCATAAACTCACGACCACAAAGTATTTGACCTTTCATACCTTGCATACCCCATTGATAACCTTTAACTGCTGTCATAAGAGCAAAGCTACGTGTTTTTCCACTGCCGCGCCCTCCATAAGCTATACGATACCTAGCTTTACCTTCAAATACTGGTACTAACTTAGGTGGTAATTCAATGTTAGCTTCATTCATTTTTTAGCAACTAAGTTAATTGTTGTTGGCATTGCTTCACCCTTAGTTGTGATGTCTTGATCCATCTTCTCATGGTATCCGTGCTTACCTAAAACGAGCTTAGTAATCGCTGAATTAAACGTGTTGTTGAGTCCGTTCTGCACTAACCAAAACTCTTGAGCATTTAAAATTTTGCCTAATATGTCGGAAAACTCTTTGTCATCTTGCTTTGCCCAATCATATAAAGTATCTCTGTGTAGGTCTAAAACCATAGCTAATCCTTCAATGCTTGGGATCATATGACCATGCACTTGATAGTCTTTAATGTACTCGTAGGCTTGAGCTTCTAACTCCTTGCTCCACTTAGTAGGTCTTGCCATTATGCACTCCTAGTTTTCTTAGCCTTATTTCTTTTACTAATTGCTTTACCTTTTGCTACTGCATCAGACTTACTTGAAGCTCCCCATGCTCTTAGACTTTTAAGCAATGGAGTAGGCTTACCATCTTTGTACTCAGCTCCTTTCATCTTTCCCATCCTCTGCAAGAAAGCTGCTCGTCTTGGATTGTCACCTTTTTTTACTGGCGCTCCCATTATTTACTCCAAGAAGTTTTTGCTTTTGTCTTAGCTTTTTTACTTAACTCACCAAAATGAAATAACTTCACACTTGAATATGTATGCATCTTGCCTGAGTGCAAAGTTCCATCTTCCATCTTATGCATATTACCATTGAATGCAGTACCATCTTTTTTGTAATGTTTGACACCTTTCATCTGATACCTCTGTCTTTAGCAGTCAACGCTGCTTTTTTAAAATTCATTGCGCTTGGTCTTTTTTTGTTACCTTTCCTACGCATTGTTTCACCACTACCACCTTTAATCCTTTTACGTTTAGCGTGAATGTTTGCATATAATCCTGTTTTCATAACAACTCCAATAAGTTAGGACACCCAATATTTTGTAAGCACTACCTGTAGTAGAAATAAAAAATGTCCTAGCTAATTAAATCTCTCCAATCATCAGGTAACTGTAGTTTTATACCGAGATCATTCTCTACCCAAGAAATCACTTCATCGCAATACTCTCCCATTTCTTTTGTATTAAGACTTGTTGTTGATTTTAGCACCACTACTGGTTTACTTGCAACCTCCTCAATTCTTGTTTCAAGAAACTCTTTACGACAATGGTCATGAATTGCATCTTTAGTGTTACCTGTTTCCTTTCTTACTTGCTCTAAGATTGCCCAATACATTGCGTTTTGTTTCTGCGTTCTTGTCATTTTGTTCGGCTTAATACTTATAACAGCTTCCTCACCACTAGAATTTTTAAAGAAAGTCCGAGTCATACTCTCAATGATCTCAGCTTTAGGCTTATCACGTTTTAATATTCTTGATAATGTTTCACTCATAATAAATAATCTCCTAAGTGCAATGTTCACACTAATTTTATTTTCATATGACTATCTGATGAAGATAATCCAACTTTACCAACAGGCATAACATTAAACGCAAGTGAGTTTCTTATTTGCTCACTTTCATTGTAGCCTACAGAATGCCATAATTTACTAGGAAACAATAAAATTAAACCATTTTCAGGTTGTATAGAATATGTTTTCCCATTTAATTTGTTATATTCTGTGCAAGTTACACTAATTTCATCTGTAAATTTTTCAAATGTTATGTTGCCACTTTTTTTGTTTACATTTAAATAAAGCACACCACTTAAAAAACTGTTTGTGTGTTTGTGTAAATCACCACGTTCTTTAGTGTCTACTTCTGTAAACCAAGAAGTTGTAATATTAAATTTTGAATTGTATTTCATAATGTTATTTGCATATTCGTATATTTCAGCATCAATAATTTTTTTTAATGTTGCATGTTGTTTTTCTTCTAATACGTACAATGATGCATCACTTTTTGGTTTATCTTTTGACTTATAAATTTCTGCTTTTCTAGGTTCGCTCATTTTTTTTATAACATCTTGTGTGTTTATATTCAATTGATTGCTATACAAAACATCGCCAAACAAAACATCAATCATTTTAATTTTTTAACCATAGTTAATAATTTTGTATGCATACCCCAACAACAACTCCTCTTTGATTAAATAGGCATCCTTAGATTCTGTGTCACCATTACCAACAAACGTTTTGTACTGTAAGTTGTTTTCTATAATGCAATCTTTAATCCTTTCACGTTCTACAAATGCATACTTGGTCGGTGTTACAAAAACCCATGCATCAGCTTTACTAGTCATTAATGCAGAAGGCTTATCATACATTGCAATCTCTACTACTAAATTACCTGTGTACTTACTCTTAAAATCTTTCTTAACTTCATAACCTTTACCAGTCTCAGGAATAAATATATCCATCTCTTTACAGCGACCCGAAATAATAATTGCACAGGGATATTTAGTCTTTAATAAATTTAATACCTCTCTCTCTGCATTATGTCCATCTTCTAAATCTTCATCAAACGTGTTCATTCATCAGCAGTCCAATGCTCATCAACAAGACCTGACTTAATCAATTGCCGCTTAGTTCTTGTTATAGCAAACTCAGCCATCTCTTCAATAAAATATGCTTTGTAATAAGGATGATTTGCTCCACTAGAATCGTACAAAGAATGACAGGCATGACATCCATAAAATCCAATATCATTGCCATGAGAATCTTTAGCTTTTAGTCCAACTCCTGCACCGTTCTGATGACAGAAGACTACCTTCTCATTATTGACACCTGAGTCACACACATCACTTCTAAAAGTACATGCCTTGCCCTTAGCGCTCCGGGTAATACTATTTTGTTTCATATTGTACTTCTGTGTTTAACCATAAAATAACATCAGCAACGCTGTAAACAACTTTAACACTACCACCGCCAACATCTTCTATTATTTTTATCATGTTTTTTTGTGCTTTACTTAGATAACCTTTTGGTGTCATTGTTGATGGTTTTTTAACCTCAAGTCCATAATACATTCCATCATGCACAACTGTAATATCAGGTACTCCGGCTTTAACACCTTCAGCTTTAAGTCTTCCTGCTTCACTTTTACTACGATTACCTCCATTAGGTACTGCCCAGTAACAAACCTTACGAATGTCTAAATAATTACAGATAGCTTTTTGGACTTCATGTTCCTCGTTTTTCATCTTTCATTTTGTCCATAATCATAGTAAATTTTAGTTGGTCACACAATGCAATAATTTGGTCTTCGAGGTCTCCTTTTAATTGCTTGTCTTCAATCTTAGTTAATAATGCCATTAACGTATGAATTGTTTCAGCAACTTCTTCATTCGACATTACGTTGCAGATTTTCCTCTGCTCCTAAATAATTAGCTAGACCATAGATTGCCCAATGTAGTGTTGGCTTGTCTCCTTTTATGCGGTGTGTTAGTCCACTCAATGAACAGCCTAGAAATTTAGCACACTCATGTTGTGTAATGCCTAATCTTTTAATCTCAGCAGGAATAGAATTGTAATATATTGTCTTCATAGTAATAATATATTGTAAAAGATTCTATTATATCAATTAAGATATTATGTGTTGGTTGGTTTAACTTTTTTTTCTAGATTGTATTTCGCTTTCAGCGAGTGACTTCTGTAAAGCAGAGGGATAAATCCCTTTTTTTTTA